TGTATGAGCCACCAGAAAGTCCAGTGCCAATAGTAAGGGCGTAGGGAGCCGCGGCAGTAATTGTTCCACTGCCACCCAAAGCAACGCTAACACCATTGAACGTAACGCTAGAGTTCGTAAGCTGACTGTTTGAGATGCCACCTAGAGTTCCTCCAAGCGTCAAACTACCCGAAGTGGTCACTGTACCGGTCAGTGTGATGCCGTTGACAGTGCCAGTACCGGACACCGACGTAACAGTGCCAGATCCCTTGCTGTTGAACGTAGTCCAATCGCTCGAGGTCAGATAACCATTGGTTGTTCCATTGGCCGCAGCCATGGAAATGTTGGGAGCTGTGCCGCCTGACGATACAACAGGCGCAGTGGCCGTAACCGCGGTCACCGTACCGCTGCCGCCGGTGGCGCTCAGAGTGCCACCGCTAAACGACAGGCCTGTGCCCACGGTGACGTTGGAGAATCCGCCAGTCCCGTTGCCGTACAAGATCGACGTGCCGGTGGTCACGTTGGTGTTGGCGATCGTGACCTGGTTGGTCCCGGTGGTCACCGAGATGCCCGTGCCTGCCAGCACCCCAGTGGTCGGCAGATAGTTGGCAAACTGAGTCTGCGTCAGGTGGTAGTACTGATTCGACTGACCACCTTGAAGCCCGGCCAAGTTATTGTGCTGGATCGTGTTGCCAGCGCCGTTCTGGTTAATATACTGCGTGAGGTCGAGGAACCACTTGAGCCAGATCGGATTGAACTGACCTTTGTTGGTTTTTTCGTCAACATTAACCGGATCGGCGTAAGTTGGTGGCGGCTGAAAGACGGTTGGGTTGCTCATAGCGTCCCAAGATCGATCTGCATCTCCACAGCCTGGATGCGAAGCGGTGCGCTGGTCGCCTGCCTAAAGTGGTAGGCCCGGCGACGGAATGTGCCGCAGTCAGTCAGCATAGGACGAGTTTTGCTCATGTCCACCGTCCTGAAGTTGCTCCAGGTCTGGTAGTCATCGTCCGAGTAACGCACCTGCACCACGCTGCCGTTGGTCTGGTCGCCAATGAAGTCCATGATCTTGATGTACTTGCGCTTGCGAGTGCCGCCGTCATAGTTCGGGGTGTACACGTCAAACGTGATGGTCTTACCATCGTCAGTCGTGTTGGTGATCTCGAGCTCGTACATTTTGCCGTTGGTGGCGTGCTGAAAGATCGCTTGGTTGTCCGACACTGTGTAGGTGGACGAGATAAAGGGTAGGTAATTGCCCTGATAGTCGGTCCACTGATACCACTGACGACTTGTCAAATCAAAAACCAAAGACAAGTTGGAGTTGACCAAGGTCACGCAGTAGAACCGGTGGCCACCGACCCGAGCGCACCACGAGTAAACGGTGGTGTAGTCAGCCTGCTGTAAGAGCCGGTCAATTGGTGGTGTCGAGATCTGGCTGGCCTTCAGGTTGTCCATCATGTAGACCGAGTTACCACCATCTTTGGCGCTCGAGATCCAAAAGAGTGACCCTTCCATCGATGCCACGCTGCCAGCGCTGCGGCAGCCGACGCTCAGCTTACCGCCCTGCACGGGACCCAGCGGTGAGCCTGATGCGTTGCCAGCGTCGTAGAAGATCTCAATTGAGTAGCTCTTCATGGCGATGATGTAGACCAGCTGCTTGGCCAAGAACACAGCAGGGTCAGCCTCGATCTGCGCCACAAGGTAATTGCCATCGGGCCAGACTTGCGGGTTGTTGGTGTCAGACGACCAGATGGCCGCTTTCTTGGTCATCACGTTGATGTAGCCATCAAGGTAAGTCACGCCAGGAACCTGGTTGGTCGGGAAGTTGGCGCTGACGGTGATGGGCTGCGCCGTGCCGGTGGCCGTGGCGCTGTTGTTCAACGTGACCTGTGTGCTGCTGTCGATCGAGGTGATGTAGGTCAATGCAGGCAGGTTAGCGCTGACCACCGCCATGCCCACGGTCAAACCGGTTGTGTTGGGGCTGATGGCAGTGATTTGAAGCGATCCGCTGGTCGTTGTGCCGGTGACATAGAGATCAGCAGTGAACGAGATCGCTGTGCCGGTTGCCGTGGCTGCGGCGCTCAGGGTAACTGTTCCGCTTCCCACACTCGAGATGGTCGTGTTGGTCGGTACGTTCAGACCATTGACGCCTTGACCGGCCACCAAGCCTGTAGTGCTTGAAACAGACGTAATGACGTTTGACCCACTGGTCGTGTTGCCAGTGAACATGACCGTGGTGGTCAACTGGATCTGCACCAGACCGTTCAGTGGGTCGTAAGTGTAGCCGTAGGTTCCATTTTGGAGCACCAGCTTAGGCGTCGCACCCAAGCAGGACGCGAACGTGTAGACACCGGACGTGTCGACAGTGCCAGAAATGGCCACGCCGTCCTTGTACAACTTGTTGCCAAAGATCGTGTAAAGGCTGCCGTTCCAGTTGTACGAGCCCAAGCCGGCAGCTGCTGTGGAGATGCTGCCAGCCGCGTAGTAAGAGAACCCAGGGCGCTTGTAGACCTCAATCTCGCCGTTGGACCCTTGCTCCACGTAGCCATTGATGATTTTGGCGTCGCGGTCGGTGGTCTCGTCCCGGTTCGAGGGTTTGACGGCTAACGGCAAGCGTTGTGGTTCGCCCATCACTCATCCTTATCTGAAGCTTGACACAGCGTAACCGGTACGCTGATCCGGTGCGAAGCTGGTCGGTGCATCTTCCACGTCCCAGTCCTCGAGCATCATGCGGAATTGATTGGCACGACGCTCACACCGGTCCATGATAGCCTGTGGCTGACCAGTTGCCAACTCATCCGCGAGACCCCAGCGCAGACCCATAGCCCACTCAGTCGGGAAAGCCATGTCGTCAGTCAAACTGACCATGTTGGCCACTTGGGTCTGCGTGACAAGGTGAGCCTGGCCGGTGGCGGCGTTGGCGTCAGGAATCAGCCAGAACGAGACCTGCAACTGGTACTGCTGCTTGTTGACGAAGTACGAGTTAAGCTGGCCCTGCTGGTTGACCTGGGACAAGGTGACCCAGTCATGCCATGATAATGGGATCAGGGGACGGCGCACTTGGGTCTGATCAAGGTAGTAAGCCTCGATGATCCGGGTGGGCTTGGTCAAATAGCCCGTGCTGACGCTGCCGTTGGGGTAGGTCGGGGTGTAGGTGGCTTGGCCAGGGATCAATGTGACTGGGATGTCCTCGATCAACCAGAGCTTGAGCCCCTGCGTCTGCCACAAGTTGGCTACGTCATTCATGCGAGTCAGCCCATCGGCGTATTGTTCGCTCGTGGGCTGGTCGCCGTCTTGAATGAGCCCGGCGTCTTTGTACGCCATGCGGATGATCCGCTGGGCCGTGAGGTAGTTGGTTTGTGGGGTAGGGGTGCTCATAGTACGACCACCTGTGCGTTGACGGGAACTGCTTGGCTGAACGTGATTGTAGTGTCGTTCGTTCGAGTGTAGCTTTGCCCGTAGATCTGGAAGATCCCGTTGATGAACACTTGACCCACCACAGTCGAGGGCACAGTGAATACGGTTTGTCCCGAGGTGGCCGTGATGACTGTAGGAGCGGTAGATCCGCTAATTGCCTGGGTGACTGCGTTCAGCCACGCAGCTGACACCGGGGGTCCTACAAGGTCAACATACGTTACGTTTAAAGGATTGCTCATGGTGTTGTTTCCTGTTTAATCCAAGGCAGAGGTGGGTTAGCAGAAATAGCAGCCAGTTGACGAGCTAATTGACCCGCTACTTGGGCTTCTGTGTCTGGTTGCAGATTAGTCGTAATTGTAGTTGTTACGTTGCTTAACAGATCAGTAAAAGATGTTGTAACTGGTTCAAAACACCAAGCTAAAACTTGCTCAGGTTGCAAGTCTGCATAAGGCGTAAATGGATTAGCTGGCTCACCCAACTTAGCCGTTCCAGCAGCCGCAGCGGTCAAGTTGTTAACGTCATCCGTACCGACACACATCCAATCGGCATAGATTACCACATCGGTCTGACCATTAACCGATGGAGCAACTGTCATCTTAGGAATTGACCACTTGTATGTGATAGCCATAATTTTATTGCTTATGTTATTTGTGTAAATTCAACACCTGCATTAACAAGATTGCCGGATGATGTAACCATATTTACAACAACACCATTTGTAGATGTTGAATAAGATGTAATGGTTGCAGACCCGACTGTTGCAGTTCCATAAGCTGTGCCA